GGTAAAAGTGCTGCCATCCGGTAGCCTGACAGTAACAGTCCCCGTACCGCTGAAAACACTTTGCCAATTCTGCTTGTCGTAGTTAAGCCCGAGAAGCGCTTGAGTATTCTGAACTACCATTTCGGCAGTGACCAGGTTCAGCGCAATACGAGGAACCGCATACCAAGCCGCACCTGACTGTGTTGGTCCGGTGAAATTACTCACCAGTGTTGCTGATGTGTTGCTGTTAACTGTCTTAACCGGAAGGGTGTATGGAATGCCGCCGACTGTAACGACAATAAAGTCACCGGCTGCCAGTTCTGTAGTAAATGCAGTTCCGCTGCCGGAAACAGCAGCAGAGTTATTCGTCAGGGTTAATGTTCCTGCTGACATGGAATTCTCCTGAATTCAGATAATAAAAAACCCTGCCGTAGCAGGGTTAGTCATTGATAATTATGTTACTGACACGTTGTACTGGTGAAGTTCGTTATGCTGACCCACTTCCAGTTAAACGGATAACCAGCCTGATATTGTGTCTGGTTTGCAATCTTGCGGACCCCGTATATGGATACGCTTGTTTCCTGACCACCAATCATCGCGGTTGCGGTGCATACTGGCGATTTTCGTTCAAGAATACCAGAGCATGCTGACAAGGCTAAAATCGCAGAGAAAATTAATAAAAATTTCATATCGTCACTCAGCGCGAATTATTTATAATGAAAATAACAACAGCGAGTAATAATAGATAATTGATTTGGCAGATCGTTTTAATGATATTGATCGTCCAAAACGATCAATTAATCGTAAATATCAACTCTTGTAATAATTACATTCCCGTGCCCGTTGGTAAATCCAAGTCCTGACACCCCCGTCGACGCCCCTGCATCACTATAAGCCACTATCCGGGTACCTGAGCCCTCACTACGTGCTAACGCCCGTATATTTGACTGCCAAGGCCGCGGTAACGGATCATTAATAACCCCAACCGCAATCCCCAGATACTCAGGTACAACACCCCACTTGCCTGGTTTTAAAATGTTGGTATTAATCCCGTTATCTGACGCAGTTCCGACGCCGCCTGCTTTTTCCAGGTCTGATAAGGTTCGGGTCTCGTTGGTTAAAATACAGGTTCTGGATGCATCCCAGATGGCAAGCCCGTAATCAGGTAACGGTTGTGGGAATATAGAAAAGAAATAAACGTCCATCCGTGTGCCAACAGCGGCATTACGCAATGATATCGTGCAGGTCCCGTTGACAATATCAGACCATAGCGCCCCATCGCCAGTTGTATAGACAAACGGAATTATGGGCTGACTGACATCATAGCCTTGTGTTACTGTCGTGATTGTGGATGCCGTTGCAACAGTAACACTCTTCTTTGCATACAGCGCCAGGGGAATGCTTTCCGGGCTAACCCATACCTCACCAGAGGATGTTGCTAATAAAACTCCGTATGACATATCACCCTTTCTCTATGGTAATGACCAGGAATGCGCGGGCTGCCTGGAATGTATTGGCTGCGTATTCCGTATCGCCGGCAGCGGACACTGTTATCGTATTGCCTGACACGCTAACTCTACGCCTGCCACTTCCCATCCCTCCGGGGCTCGTCTCCGATGCGTTTGCGACGTGGTAATAATTTAACTTTAAGCCTAGCGGCACGGAGACAGTCCATGAACCTGACTTCTGCCCATTGGCTAATAATTGCGTCCCGTATACCGAAACAGGCTTTATGCCATAGTTATTAGGGACACCGTTCGCGTTCCATGTTTGTACGCCCCATTCCATCAGAATACCCCCGTAATCTTTCCAATTTGCACACGGAGAACGCCATTCCCGTCCTTAACGCTCTGGGTTGTATTGGTAATTTTCATTGCCCCTTCACCTGCCACAGCCCCGTTAACCTCAAACGTTCCATCTGATTTCATGATGGTGCCGGTTTGTCCCTGAACATAATTAGCGGACCGCAGCTCACCAATTTTTGCCAGTGTTATCTGCCCATACTGAATAAATGCATCGCTGATAAACACCTGACCATTAACAACAGCAAATGGAGAATATTGTGTATCACCACTACCACTCATCAGAACGAACTGGTTGGCGTTAAACCCGACGCGGGTGACTACCGGCTTACCCGCTTCGGCCAGCACGGCAATCGACATCCCGGCACCGTAAAAAATATCGTTGATGCGCACTCCGACTTTCAGGGTATGAATGGCCGTAGCACTTGTAGCATCAACGGTGGCAGTGAGCTTATCCTCAAGCGAGGCGGTTACATCTTTAATCTGCGCCTGCACCTGTGTGGACATTTCAGCCATCGCTTTATCAACATCTGCAATGGTCGTTTTAACCACCAGAATATCCGCGCGTACTTCACCATACTGCGCCCACTGGTGTTCCACGGTTGCATGGTTGGCCAGCGCGTTCTGCAATGCGGCTTCGAGGTTGGTATCAATGTCGCTTGTCAGGCGATCGCCGTCGGCAGACGTCAGGAAGTCATCAGCAATATCGCCCAGGTAGTCGTCAGCATTCGCGTTGGATACACCACGAACCCAGTCGGTCCAGCCTGATTCATTACCCGTTCTGTCAACCAGCTGCGCGCGGTACCAGAACTCCTGTCCCGCCTTCAGTCCCAGTTGGGTGTATTCGGCTGACGGATAAGGCACATCCGACAGCAAAAGAGGATTAGAGAAATCACTGTTCGCGGTGTACTGAATTTCCGTTTTCAGTGTGTCCCCGGTATTAGCCGGAAATCCCCAGTTCAGGCGAATCCCCCAGTTGATCGGCGTTGTCGCAAAGCCGACAGGTTTCGGTGGATTTCCCACCTTGCCCGTCAGCGTTTTCTCTTCGGAGTAGCCCCAGCCAGAGGATATTTCAGAGGCATTAATGGCGCGCACACGCACGAGGTAGCGCCCGGCATAAATTCCCGGAACATCGAATGACGTGGTGGAGCTGCGCGGCACATTTACCCAGTTACCGTCATTGCGGCGCCACTGTGCCTCATAGGCGATGGCATTCTGCGCCTGGTCCCAGCTCACCCGCATGGTTTCGACGCTGATATTTTGCTGAACCACCGAAAACGAACTGATTACGATGTTGTCTGGCGGAGACTGGTTACCCGGCGGGATCACACTCACCGGCCGCTGGTCAATGATGGCTCCGGTATCAATACGGGCATATTTATCCGGATCGTGCCATGCCCCGGTAATTGAGAAAGTACCATCATTATTATCGGAGACGCTGACAACTCGATACTGCTGGGCGTAGAGTTCATCTGACTCAACCACCCATACAGCTTCGGCCTGTGGTGTCTCACTGTATGCCGTGGTGACTGTGACTGATTCCCCATTAATCGCCTGAATAGTCCTGCTCTGTGACGCACCGGAGGGAAGGTTGAGAATCAGGCGATCGCCTGCTGCTGCATCAGCAACGCGGTCAAGTTTTATCACACGACCGTTAACTGCACTGATGCGGCCGCCCATAACTTTGCCGGACAGAAGTTCGTCTGACACGGCGATGATGTATCCCGGCTGCGGAATGTTTCCATCCAGGCCAACATCAAACGAAACAACGCGATCCTTGTTGTTGGTGAGAATACCCCAGCGCCCCTTTCGGTTAGCTTCTGACTGCCTGGTACAGCCGATGGCTGTCATTTCCAGCTGATTAAATCCGTACCGGGCCACCAGAGGCTGCTCAAACACCGGCTCCATCGCATCTGCATAGGCGTTATCCGGATCAGACCAGGAAACCAGCGCCGTGGTATACCGCGTTTTTGTCGTGCTGCTGGAATAGGTAAAGCGTCCGTCGATAACGTTAGCGCGGGTGTAAGCGTAATCCACATCTCTCGGCATATCGGCAAGCGCAACAATCTGATCACCGCCCCAGTAGGTCATGCCACGGAAGATAGCAGCAAAATCACGCAGGACTGTGTAAGCGTCGTTTCGGTCCTGAATGTACACGTTGCAGGTATAACGTGGTTCGGTACCGTTGCCCCCTTTGCCGTCTGGCACCATCTGATCACAATACTGGGCAACCTGATAAAGCGTCCATTTATCGATGTTAGCGGCAGTCAAACGGTGACCGAGGCCGAACCGGTCAGAAACAACCAGATCGTAAAAAATCCACGCAGGGTTATCCGTCCATGCCCACTTAAACGCACCGGTCCATGTACCGCTATAAATACGGGTTTCAGGGTCGTAGGTATCTGGAACGCGGATAACACGACCGCGGGGCTCGCAGGATATCTGCGGGATAGAACCGTTAAACTGGCTGGAATCGAATTCGATGTAGAGTAACGCTGTGTTTGGATAGCGTAACTTGGCGTCAATCACCTCAGTGAAGCTCTGCAGCGTCATCGTGTCGCCGATCTTCGCGCTGTTGGCGTCAGAGGTTATCTTACGCAGGCGGATTGTCCGGGTGCTGCCAGTCTGCGGTAAATCAATACGGTGGCTGCGCTCGTAACCAGACGTTGTTTTTCCGGTCACGCTGGTATTGAGTACCGTCTGCCATGCGCCGCCGTCCGTCTGCAGGTCAATCGCATAATTGACCGAGTAACCGACCAGATCACCGTCGTCCTCCTGTTTGAAAAGCGATGGCCATTTCAGACGCAGGCGAACTGCCGAAAGCTGCGTATTGGTAAACGTTCGCGTCCAGGCTGTGGCGCTTGATACCTCAGTTCCCACGCTGATTTCGTTTTCGGTACCGGGAATACCCTGAATATACTTTTGCGCCTGCGTTCCCGCGCGAAACTCCCACGTCACGCCGCTGAAGTTTTGGGAGCCATCGGCGTTCTCCAGCGCCGTTCCGTCCAGGTAGATATCTTTGCCGGTTAATTGTCCTGCAAATTCACCTTCGCCAAGCGCAACGAGGATTTTGGCTTTCGCTACAGATTGCAGATCATCAGGCTGTTCGGTAGGGGTTCTGGAACTGGAGCTGCCGCCCTTGCGGCCCTTTAACACTTTTTCTTTAGCCATATTGCGCCCATAAAAAAAGCCACCCGAAGGTGGCCTGAAAAAGGTGTGTTATCTACTGCTGATCTTCGACATAAATTCCGGCAGAAATAATCGCTCCGCCGATTCGCCGACGACCATAAAGAAGCGGGACCGGGTAACCCTGAGCTGCGGTGTTCGTAACTCCACCGAATGCGTAGGATGCACGGTTATCTGCACTTTGTTTGCTGGCTATGCCAGATGGCTGTGGAGAAAGCATCTGTACAACTCCGCCTAGCATCATTGCAGCACCAAATTTATATAAAAATGGTGAGGCTGCAGCCCATGGGGTGAAGCTAAGCACGGCACCAGCGGCAACCAACACGGCACCTAAAACTGTTTGCAGCACCCCGGCTTTTTTTCCCCCAATGATTACAGGCACAATTCTGATTACTTCACCTGTAACGGGAAAACCAAGGTCGTCAACTCCAATATTCTTTTTACCTTTGAAGATGGCAAATGTTAGCCCACGGCTTTTACTGCTAATCATATAACTTTCAAAGCCGGGGATAGTTTTAGCGAGGGCCGTTCCAGCTTCTGATACTTTATTGATAAGGCGATGGTGTATCTTTCCAAAGATCTTACCCGGCTCTCCACCTAGTTCAATTCGCGTCATTACCTCTTGCATCGTACCCTCGACTTTCAATTGGCTATTGTTGTGATTTATTTGCTCTAATCACAATATTACATTCTTTATTATTTAACTCTCCGGACTGACCAATATCCCTTTGCGTTAAACAATCATTTGCAAGTTTTCTAACTGCTAATCTTGCATATACATCACCATTATTTGAAAGTAATCCAGTGATAAACTCATTATCAGATCTATTATGCTTCTGTTGTGCTTCCATCATCGCAATCATAAAGGCGTAATGGCTCACATAAGTTTCAGCAACAGAATTTGATTTTATTTCAGAATGACGTTCAAGATAATCGTCTACAGTTCCTGCGTATGAATTAAATAATGTCGATAATAATAATAGACTTAATACAAATTTCATGGTTTCGCTCCTTTGTTTTGAGCAAAGGTTAGCACAGAGATTTATAACGTAGAATCTTCATCGTTCTTTCTTGCCAGTAACCGCCATACGGCACGCGCTGACTCAGATGACCGTACAGGTGGTGTAGCAACATATTACCCTCCAGCAGGATTCCCGCGTGGTTCCACTTATCAGCCTGGACCTGCATGATCACCATATCCCCTGGTTTCGGTGGCCCGTCGAATTCACGGAATCCGCACTCATACCAGCAATCCTGATAGAAGTTGTCCGGATAGTCGTTTTCCCACCATGGATAATCCACCCGGTAATCGTGGAGCTCGATACCATGAGTTTGCCGGAAATAGCTCATTACCAGCCCCCAGCAGTCGAAGTGACCAAGCACAAACGGACGCTCCAGCAGCGGCAGTTCTCCACGCGGCTGGATGGTACGTAAATCCCCCTCCGGCCAGCTCACGATATGCCAGGGTAAAAGCGTCGCATCGCATTGCGCTTTATCCAGTTCGCTCGGTTGCGTCGTGGCATCAGGGTGACTGTGAGCGATGGCGATCACCGTTCCCCAGTCCTCAGCAGTTGCATAGTCCTCGGGGCAAAGGACAAAATTGTCCTCCGGCGCCGCGGCAAGATTCCGGCACGGAAAATAACGTTCAACACGGCTTTTCTGCGCCACCACGCCGCAACACTCACGAGGATATTCTGCTGCAGCATGCGCCATAATCGCATCGATGGTTTTCTGACGCATATCAGCTCCTGATCAAAGATGTTCCGGGGAAACCACCATGCGAAAGCTCGTTATTTTCGCCGAATCGGAGTTTGCAGGCCGTCAGCGTGCCGTTGCATTCATCCAACGACGGATCGCTTACCGGGTTGTTGTTTTTGTCGAAATAGCGGGTGCCGGCATAGTCACAGCCGTCGCCGGTGCGGTATTTATTACGAATGCACCAGGTGCATAGCGAATGAAGTTGCCGGGTAGGGATCATTAATCCCTGCAGGTCCATCGGGCTGGAGAGTGTGAACTCAACCACTTCGTTGGTTTCACCACTCTTTGCATCGATGTAGAAAACCTTCAGCTTTTCCTGAGTCGGATCTGCTGTGGGGTTGCCATCGACAAAGTTATTTGCATCAAGATATTTGCCCAGCGTGTCATGAATGGTCACCTTCGCCTGCAGCATATCGTCATAAGCCAGACAAAGTGCCGTTATGGAGCTATCAAGGTTAGCTACCGATAATTTTGGCTGCGCGCCGCTTCCATTGGTAGATGCCTCGATCCCCTCAATCTGGCAGGGCCAGGCTTTATACTCCTCGCCCTGCCACCAGATCGATTTTGCAGGCAGTTTATTTTCATCACCTCCGGCGGCAGTAATTTCCGCTTCAGTATGTGCCAGGCTGTAGCTGTGAAATCGCAGCACCTCCCCTGTACCAAAGGCCGTTCCGTCGACCTCGTAAAGCCTGACTTCATCGCCGGGCTCGAGCTTTTGATAATCAGCGTTCAGACTCATGGTTTAAATGCCTGCTGGAAAGTTGCGGAAAGGGAATAGTTCTCACCTCCCATCGGAGTGGGTTTATACTCGGCGCAACGATATAAACCAAGCGGCTCAAGCGGCGGCTTCCACTGGAACGATTTTGTTCCTCCATGCCTGTCAAGAAAGGTTTTGATCGCCTGGATATATTCTTCCGTACCAACAAAATTCAGATCCCATTGCTGGCTGCGCGGATTGAGTCCGTCGCCAGAAATCTGCTCGTAACCATCCCCAAACCTGGCGCTTCTCGTTCTGAATGAGACGGTTTGCGTCGGGCTGACTCTGGGGCTCCAGGTAAAAGTTTCGATAGCCATGCTTATCGGGTTCCTTTCATTGCGTTCCAGATGTCGCCGCCAGGACGGATATCACGCATCACATTCTGCTTGTATCGCTGATCGACGTATCGGCCTACATCAGAACCAAATTGTTCCAGCCCTGCAGGTGCCTGTGTCGATGTGTTTCCGCTTGAATCGATGGTGATATAAACCTTCGGTGCCGTGTCACCTCCCGCTGCACCACTATTTACAGCACGCACACCAAGTGACCCATCCGCGGCTCGGGTTAGCGGCATGATTGCCTCTGGACCAGCCTCCCCCATTACCCCGGCACCTTTTGCGAAAGCGAAGAATGTAGGGTTATCGACGACCTGACCGCTGTAAGCGCTCAAATCTGATGAGGAATAAACACCGCCTTTAGCGTTGAACTGGAAGTTGCTGCCATAGTCGGCAATTGCTGTTCCTGAACTGGCTGCCGCGCCGCTACCAACAGCCCCAAATACACTCGAACCTACGCTCATGATGGAGCTCAGAATCGTGTTGGTTAGCAACGCCTGGGCTGCCATATCGACGAGGTTTTGAATTATCGACTGAGTGAGCGTGGAGAACAGGTTGATCATGCCCTCTTTAAAGGTCTGCGTTTTAGTCAGCAGCCCCGTCAGGACATTAGTGGTACGCTCACGAGTAGCCTCAACCAGGCCGATAGCCAGATTATTGAAGTCACTCTGTGAGCGATATAATTCCAGCGCGGTCTGATACTGTGCATCTGCAGATTCCTTACTGCTTTGCTTCATCAGCATTTCGTACTGGTTCTTACTGATGGCATTACCAGCGTAATACGCCTGCAACAGCGATTGTCGCTGCGCCAGTTGATTGCGAAGCGCAACAAGCGGATCAACATCACCGCCAAGATCAATGCGCGGAGCCGAAAGAGCATCAGCCTGCGCCTGCAGAATTTGCCGGGAGGTTTCCTGTGACAGTTTCACCCGCGCCGCCATGTATTCCTTCTCAGTGAGCAGGCGGGCATCAAGAAGCGATTTCAGATCCTGGCTGGCTTCCTTTTCCTGATTGATTGCCGAGCGCGCAGGTGAGTACTGCTCGGCAAGTTCAGCTCGTTGCTTCTGGTAATTCTCAGCATTCATTAACAGCGCACGCTGTAGGTCCTGCTGGCTTGCCCCATTTTTACGCGCCGCAGCGATTAGCTTTTCCTGACTGGCTTTCTCCTGGAGATCAATTTTTCCAAGGCTGGTTGCATGAGCTTCTTCGATTTCCCTGCGCAACTGAAGGTACTGATTAACAGTTTCCTTCTTAGCCTTTTGAGTATCTTCACCGGTCCACGGAGTAGTAACCCCCTCACCGGCCTTAGCCGTCTCCGCAGTAATAGTTTTGATGTCACTCGCGAGCGATTTGGCTTGATCTGCAATCCCTGTCTGGACCAAGAAGCGCGCCTTGCTGACGTTCTCAAGATTAGACTGTGTTGTTTCTAACCCCTTATTCACAGATTCGAGATCAGCTTCAGCTCGTTTTTTACTGTCCTCTACGCCTTTTTTCTGTCGGAATGGGTCAAAACCTCCGAGGCTATCAAGCCTGCTGTCTGCGTCCTGAATCTCCTTGATAAGCTGGTTACGCTGGGTGACCTGATTATCATACTGGTCCTGCAGGTCAATCTGCTTAACGGCCAGCTGTTTATCAGACATCTGCATCAGCGCAGCAGTAGTCTCAATGACAGCATCCTTAAGGTTAATCGCTGACTGCCGGGCGTCCTTCGCCTGCTGATGAAAATACAGTAGCGCCGAACCTGCCAGCATTGCAGCACCGAACGGCCCACCAACCAGAGCTAAAGCCCCACGAGCAAGCCCAACTGCAACCGAGGCAGCCCGAGCAGATACTGAGATCTGGCGATTTGCTGCAGCCAGCTGCATTTTCGCTCGGGTTGCCAGATTCGTTTGCTCGGTTTCTTCTCGAATTAACCGGTTAAACTCCCCCTGGTAATTAACGTTCAGACCTTGTTGCCTGACGATCTTCTCCATCTGGCGGTAGTACCCAAACTCGGCATCATTTCGCTTAAGTGTGGCGGCAGTTGCTTCAAGCGTTTTGCGTGCACCGTCAGCCTGGGCAGCAGCCGCAGCTTTTACGGCTGCCTGATTTTGTTGCCAGGCGCTTACGTTTTCGCGAAGACCTGCAGTTAGTTTTGTCGAGAGAACGGGGATCAATGTGTACAAAGCTACGCTTGCAACAGCATTGAAATTATCGGTGAGCAGGTTTATTCCATCGGTTACTGACTGAATGCCTGAACGCAGTGGGCCGGTACTGCTTTGACCAATTTTAATGATCATGCCTTCGAAGGCGCTGGTCAGCCCCATGATGTCGCCATTCAGGTTATTCACGCGAATAGCGGCCTGCTCATGCGCCGTCTGGGTGCCGGTGAGAGCCTGTGTCAGGGCATCAAGTTTGCTGCGGTTGTCCACCAGCACCGAAGCCGCGTTGATGTTCTCAACGCCGAAGAGCTTCACGGCCTGCGCAGTGGAAAGGTTTTTCTTCGACAGATTCTCCAGCGCGCCGCTAAGCCCCACAATCGAGGGTTTCAGGGTTTTGTCGGTACCTTTCTCCAGCGCCAGGATCACGTTTCTAAGCGCCGTGCCTGCTTCGCCGCCTTTGATTTCGCGTTCGGCCAGAACCTGAATCGCTGCATTCAGCGTTTCAAAACCGACTCCTGCCTGTGCAGCGGCCACACCTCCATTTTTGATAGCTGCGGCGGTATCTGCAATTTCAGAAGCCCCGAACTTGGCACCGGCTGCCAGCACGTTGATGTAGCGATCAGCCTCCTGAGCACCCGCTCCGAACTGGTTAAGCGAAAGAGCAAGAGTGCGGGTTGCATCAGGTAAAGTTGAGCCTGCGGCCTGAGCAAGCGTAAGCGCGCTCTTTGTCGCCTCAGTAAGCCCGTCTGCGGTCTGAAGAAGTTCAGGCTTAGCGGATGCCATCAACTTAAGGGCTTCCACCGCCTGACTCGCACTGTATTCAGTGCTTCGCCCCATTTCCTGCGCAGCTTCATCAAGCGTCTTTAACTGGGCTCCGGTGGCACCAGTGATAGCCGACAGATCGGACAGGGCCTGTCCATATTCGCGCGTAGTCGTGATGATCGCGCCGAGCGATAACCCGGCACCGGCAAAGCCCGCCAGACGACCGGCAACTCCCGCGATGGTTTTACCCATTCGGGAATAGGCTTCATCGGTCTTTTTTGCATCTTCCTGCGCGCTACGATTGAAGCGCTTTGAGGAATTCTCAGCATCACCGTATGCACCCATCAGCTGAGATTTAAAATTGGCTGCGTTGAGATGCAGCCCGACGGCAAGGGAGGCAACGTCAGCCATTACATTAACGCTCTCATTACGGCCGCGCACTGATCGTCAACATTACTGACTGCAGCGGGTGGCGGGTTTTCAGGAGGTGGCCCACTCTCCTCGCCTGGACGGCTGATGGCACCAGTACGCAGGAAATACGCGCGCCAGTGGTAGAGAGTGTCTACCGGGAGTGAAGCTATCTTTGATGGATCGGGCTCGCCCCAGCGGTCAGCCAGCCAGAAAATCAGCTCAAGCCAGGGCGAGTTGGTTAGTTTTTTTCCGCATCCTCAAGTTTACCAAGGGCATGCTTTTTCACGGTGGCAATAGCTTCAAGCAGCGCCACGTTGTCATGTGCCTGCAGCAACTCCGATGCGGTGGGCTTGTCTTCAACTGAGATTGGACTGCCGTCGGGCTGAACCAGACAATCGACAATCAACTGCACGCTGAGTTCTGAGGCTTTACGAGCATCTTCGGCAATCTGGCTGTCACGCAGCGCTTCTTCATGATCGATGAGTTCACCCGCCGTCATGCGACGAAGATAAACGGTCGTGCCAAAGATTTCGGCAGTAATAATGGCGCTTTTGGGTTTCAGAAGAGCGGATTTCAATGCTGAGACATCGATGGTGGACATAGTTTTTCCTGAGAATTAGATAATAAAAAGCCGCCAGAAGGCGGCTAATGAATGGTTTCGGGAATCAGCTGCCAGCTGCGGTACCCCAGGTGATGTTGTTCTGTTTTCCCTGAACAGTGATTTGAATGACTTCACTTGCCGGGGCAGTAATTTCATTCATCTGCCAGCCAGACAGGGCCAGAATCATGTTCGCCGTTCGACCATTTGGCAACTCAACGTAAAACTGTACGGTTTCCCGGTTCTCTGCTGCGTTGAGGAAATCAGCAAAGTCCTGGTTGGCTGGATCGTCAATAAAGCCCAGAGATTTTTCAGGGCCTTCAGGCAGGTCAGAGATAAACTGTTTACTGGTATCGATCAGCGTAGTGCAGTCCACAAAACTGCCCGTCTGTCCTGTAGCGCCCAGCGCTTTACAGTTAATGAGTGGTTTCATTGTTGCTACGTTGCTGCCCGCAGCACCCCACATAACGACGGTGCCAGCAGGCAGCATCGCGTACTCTGGCGAAGTTTTATCAGCCATAATTTCTCTCTCTTTGAAGGTGGCAGCGAGCGCTACCGGTGGTTTTCAATGCGGTCGCGTATTTCTATCGCAAGGATGCGGAGAACTTTCGCTTTCTGATAATCCAGCGCCGGACGAATGAAGGGACTGGCGACCTGCTTCACGGTGCCCATCTCCTGTGCCATCGCTTTGATGAAGTGTTTTTTGCTCGGGCCAACGCGGAGATAAACAACCGCATTTCCTTTAGCTTTCGAAGAAGAGGAGCGGATTTTTATAGAATCGCGCATGTGCTCATCTTTTGCCGATTCGTCATATCCAGCATGCGCTTTCATATCCTCCAGAACAGGCTCAAGAGCCGCTTTCCCGGCATCCCGCAAAACCTGCGTACCAACCTTTTCACCAAGGGCAAGTAGCTGACGTTCGAGTTCCTGAAGCCCTTTTACTTCCATGCGGATCATGATTACTCCTCATAAAAATAAAGTACGTAATCGCGGATTAGCCGATACTGGACCTGGTTGCTTGTCAACGTGGTTTTATCCTGCAGGATATTGCCTCGCTGAACATACTGAACCGGATAGCCCTCAAGTGTGCCGTGGGTAATCTTTTTCCATTCAGCCCAGACGGCTTTATCCAGCTGAACCAGCCCGGTGTAGTCATTCACTTTGTACATCGAGATTTGGAAGCGGCCAGCGATAAGCCCTGTACGGACCATGCCAGTTTCAATTTCAGGATCAGAGATACGTTGGAACGTCACACCGTTCTGCTCACTATCAGGAAGCAGCAACGGATAAACCGACATACCAGACAGGCGTTCCAGGGCGGTTTTAATTGCCTGCTCTATCATGGCGGTTATCTCTCTCAGCTGTAATGACAGTGCGATCGGACTGGCTACAGTCGGCAGCCCGCACGGTATAGACCTCATCACCCCAGACGATTTTCCAGTCGGTTTGAACATCCTTACGGGATCTGATGGTAAACAGCCAGGTTTCAACTACCTGCTGCTGGTCAAGGGTGCGGATTTTTCGGTTAGATACGTTTTCTGCCTTTGCCCATACAGTCGCAACATCCACCGTAATTGACGGGAGTGGCTCGCCAAGCGATCCTCGCTGAGTTTCCAACTTCTCTAATCTGATGCGTTTATTAAGCTCGCCAGCACGTAAAGAACTCATAGGCCATAAATCCTATAAGGCTGAAGAAGGGCTTCGACAGCGAGGGGAACCTGAGCCACAGTTTCACCAATGACGACGGATTCACGATTGGCGTACCAGTGTCCGATCAGCAGTAACATGGCCGCCTTCACATCGTCATTAAGAAGAATCGGGTCCGGGTCGTCTGCGTAGCCAGGGGAGCTTTGATTTTCATAGAGCGTTCGCCTTGTCCATGTCTGGACGTAACGGGCTGCCGCACCGGTGTATAAAGTCAGCAGGGCATCGTCTCCGGAAAAATCGGTATCAATGCGGCAGTGCTGTTTCACCACATCAAGATCGACCATTATTTTTTCGCCTTTTTTTCCGCTTTTACTTCGGGCTGTTCCTGCTGCTGTTCCTGCTGCTGTTCCTG